CATCATGGATGCAAACAACTGGGTAAACATGACTGTCATTGCTGTCAATGCTCGAGTCAGGCCTGCCGAATCGATCTTACTCAGAGCATTTACTGATACAGTCAATATGGCGATAGCGAGTGCGATTTGAATCAAGGTAGCAGCACGCAGAGTGTTCTGCATTGTCTGCATGGTATCCGTGAGTTGCTCAATCGAATCCTTGATCGAGCCAAATATAGTATCGCCTTTTACAAATTTGTGGAACATTGTGATTAGGCCCATTACGAGTCCACCAAGAAGACTCGTGTTTATGGATCCTAGAATATCTGAATAATCTACGCCTTGCAAGGCGGAAGTGATCATTCCGCCTAGTTTGCCAAAGAAATCCGCCATCTTTCCGGCTAGAGGATAGAATACATCCCATACTCCGCCAAGAATTGAGAACAAACCGCCCCAAGCGGCAGATGCTAGATCACCCAACTTTGTGATGGGTTCCAATTTGGCAACAAATCCGGTAACGGACTTAGAAGCTCCGATAGCGTCAAAGCCGCTGAACATCTTAACTAAAGCCTTGCCGAGAAGACCAACTAGTTGAATCGGCCCCTTCAACACCTTTTCAATTGCGTCGAAAACCAACTCGAGAGCATGACCCTTGTTGATTGCCTCGCGAAGATTGACGACGAAATCGCCAACTTTTGCTGCAACAGACAGGAAACTACCAGATCCCTGTGCAGCTACGCCAAACAGATGCGCCAACGTAATTGCGACCTGTTTGATGATATCCCATCCAAGACCGAATACCGAAAACAATCCAGCGAAAATCCTCCGGAGGTTTTCTGCACCTGTACTCGACAGTTTTAGTCCAGCCGTGAAGTCTCGAACTGCCACGGTCAATTCGTATAGTTGCTTTCCCGTAGTTGCTGGAAAAACATCTTGGAAGGCATCTCGGATCGGACGAAGAACAGAGAGCAAAGCGTTAAACGCATTACCAATGGCTTCGATAAGAACCGTTCTACCGCCAAGCTCCTTCCAATCCCCAAGAATCTTGTTTCTAGCCTCAGAGGAGGAAGCGATAAACTTACCAAGAACATTGTTGACGTTTGTCCACATGGCTTTGGCTTCTTCGAAATCGCCAAATATGAGTTGCCATGTTTGCGCCCACCCAGACCCAACAGCCTCCTGGAGGGTGCTGATGAGTTGGCTAAACGTCTTTACCTTTGTGGCAGCGTCTTGAGCAGTCTTACCCATTTCAACGATTTGAGCAATCTGCTTTTCGGTGTACCCCATCGCCTTGAGTTGCTCGGCCGACAGGTCTCCCGTAAACTTAGAGAGTGTCTCGGTTAGAATTTCTGATGTGAGCCAACCCTCTTGTAGGGAGTCTCGGAAACTGCCTTGCTTCTTGATAATGTCATCTACAGCAACACCATGGACTCTAGCGGTCTCCAATAGAGAATCCTGGAAGACTTTACCGCCCATGCCGGCATTAACTACGGAGTTCCAGTCCATGAGAGAAACTTTACCCGCGGCAAGAGCCTGCGACAACTGGTACATCGCTGTTGACGCTTGCTCGGCATTAGAACCGGACACTGCAGCGAGATTCGCGATACCCTTAATCGCGGCAGTAGCAACATCCAGTTTTACACCAGCTGCGGTGAAAGTCCCAATATTCCGGGCCATCTCGGAGAAATTATAAATGGTCTGGTCAGAATATAGGTTTAGTTCCTGTAGTGCAGCGTTAACCTGATCAAGGTTAGTATTCTGCCATTTTGTATTTGACAGAATCGTCTGAATCGAGTTTAGATTCGTTTCGTATTCCTGAAGCCCAGCCTTGACTGGGTCTACGGTTAAAGATTTAACAAGTGCGTATCCAGCGTTAAACGCTTTGTTGGTGATATTCGTTAGTGCTGTAATACCAACGATCGAAAGGGTCTTGAACTTCTCACCTAGCGAGTCGACAGCGGAAGCGATATGCCCTAATTGTACATTCTTTCCCGCAGTAGCAACATCGTTAAGGCCTTTGGCGGCTCCATCAAGCTTCAAACTTTTCTTAAGAGCGTCCAGATCACTTATAGTAGATTTAACGCCATTTGAAAATTGAGCGTTATCAAAACGCATACCAACTACGCGTTCTTCAATCGAACTCACGCCGAGGTCACCGCCTTCCAAACAGTTTCGGATATCTTGTCGAACACTGGGCGCATTGCTGGGTTAATATAATCAATCCCTTGGACGTAACCTCCGGTTCCTGTACCATGCCCATACTGAAGCATGATAGCTATAGGAAAACCGTTGGGTATATCCGAGTTAGTCCAAACTATTTCAACTGCGCCATTCTTATTAGTAATTTCAAAACCCCAGGACTGCGAAGTAAGACCAGTGTCTACTGGAGTTGCCTTTTTAAGTGCATCAACACCTTGTTGCGCGCAAGATTTTAAAATATCGTCGATACGCAGTTTACTAAGACTACGAAGATATCTTTCGGTTTTATCAAAGGAGCCTTTAGACTCTAAATAGAACACTACGGCTCCCCTGGTTTAATACTTGATTATGTAGTTTACCGACAAATATGGTTGAAGGTTATTATGTGAACCTCCATCGCCAGTATTGCTCGTATTTCCGGAATATGTCGTTCCTGAAGAAGCACCAAGAGGCACAACCCCGGCCCAACCAGTCCCATATATCATAGTCATTGCGTGCGAGTGCGAGGGAATCTCCGCGGTAGTTAGTGTATGCGTCTTTTCTCCACCACTCTTGCCGACATAATTGAAATCAGTCTCTGCGGAACTATATCCTACTGCAGTTTTTCCTTTAAAATTAGGTGCGTTGAAATGCGTAGAATCGGCGATACCATGAGGACAACGCCGTAGTGTATGCGTGCCAGATTGTGATCCGGACGTATTTATCGCAGTACCACCAAGCGTTGTGCTTACCGTTATCGTGTTAGTAGCCGAACTAACCACATAGTATCTTGTATTGGCGCTAAGACCAGTCGGAAGCGCCCCTGTGGTTGTCAGAAAAACCTGCTCACCGACAACAAGGCCGTGTGTGTTAGATGTTATTACCCCCGGAGACGCTATCGAAATAGTGACTGCCCCCAAGGAAGGTGCGATAACGTCGTACAAAGTAGAGTACGTAGTCCTCAGTAGAGATGATCCGTCGCAAAGAAGCCAACCAGTAGGAGCAGTAAGACCGCCCCACATTCTGATCTCTCCGGGAATTCCAATCAAACCAGATGCTAGCGAAGCGTCAGCTATCTTATCTGTAGTTACGGCATCATCCGCGATCTTGCCTGTAGTTACGGCGAGCGCCGCAAGTTTTGCCTCAGTGATTCCTAGCGCGAGAGATGCCGGAGTTACCGCGGCAGTGGAATTAGTTCCTGTAATAACTTCAGCGTTGGTCGCCAACTCTACAGCACCCTGTGCGGACTCTGTCGCAGCAGGCATCAATGGGAGAGCTGACCCAGCATCTATAGTACTACCATCGTGTTTTGTTAGGATAAGATGGCCATAACCATTAATAGCGCCGCTTACAACAGAAGCAGCCTCTATGGCCAGCATTCGAACTTTAGTTAGCACTTCGACTGTTACGGACACGAGATCTCCTTCCTACAGTGAACTAATGGTGTAAGTGTCCGAACTAACAGCAACCACAGAGTCCCACGCTATCGAACAAGATGTAGAATCAATAGTTTGTATTGCTGACTCAGGACCAGTTATCGAACAAGATCCATCGCCATTGTCAATCACTCTCAATAGTGCGTTCTCTTCATAAATGTTATAAATTTCTGTCACTGTTGGGAGTCTTGGGTCGACAGCGCCTGATCCGTAAAGAATGTCTTCGATCGCCGCGAGTGTTTCCGCGTACGTCACTCCACAATCTATGATAATATGTGAACAAGGTCTAAGTTCTGGAGAACCAACCGGCAACGTAGTGAATGGAAAAGAATATACACCTGCTGATGGTTTAAAAACAAAATTTGACGGAACAGTTAGAACGTTATAGATTACGTGGATCTTATATACCCCGCTCTTGCACGTTCTGTAACTAAAACCGAAAGAACTGGCTAACGATTTAACCAAGACATTTGAATAAAAACTATTAGGATAAGAATACGTATTTATAGTTCCTGCAAAGCAACCGGAACTAGCTGATGTAAGGATTCGTTGGCCATCATGATAACGAAGCTTCGACTCGAAGTCAGCGATAGTCTCTTCGACCGAGACCAAACCGTTCCACACCTCAGCGATGCCAACCCGAGGATAATAAACGCCTCGGTCAACACCGTACGAAGTGTTTGCTGGATCCCAGTTAAGTCTAGTCATGACGTGAACAATGTGATCAGTTCACTTTGCGTTGGGAGTCTCGGATCGGTAGACCCACTCCCGTAAATAATATCCTCGAACGACGACAATATACCAGCCGAAGTATATCGGGTATCCACAACGAAATATGGAGTTGGTCGATACCCAGAACTAGATGGAGGGGTTGCTGTGATTTTCCAACTATACGTATTAGGGTTCGAAGATGAACTTATCGAACGGTTCTGAACCTGAGTTGGAGCAGCAAGAGCGTTATACACTAGATGAATCTTGTATGCCTCGTCAGGACTCAAAGAACTACCTATCTTGGTCCTATAACTGAACCCGAAAGGAGTCCTTGGTTGATTAGTTATGATCAAACCGTTCTGAATTCGATTACTGCCATCGCAGACTTCGAAACTAGGTGGATAACTAATCGCTGCAATGGTGGTTTCAAACTCCGTCGAAGACGCTATGTTAACGTATTTGATTCCGTCAAGATAATAGGGCTTCGCCGAACCTCCAGAAGGCGCCTCAGAAATGGAAGTCAACCCAGGCCAAGCTACTCCGGGTACTCCTGATAGATAAAGAACGCCTTTGTCTACACCGTACTCGTAGTAACGTACGGTGTCCCAAGTAAGTGCTACCATTTCTCCTCCTAACCAGAAGTCCCGAGATGTGATCGTCTCTGTTCGTTTAGTTCCCTGAATCTTCTTGCTTGTTCTCCGCGACTAACCTTACTTGGAGGTTGATTCTTAATGTTGCAAACCTGGATAAGCGTCAGCAACCTGTTCAAGTGCCAGTATTGGCACTCAAATGGTATCTGCAACGCGATCATCCAGTAGTACAATAATTCGGAAGTGATTATTTCTCTGCGATACTTTGCCGGTTTAGTATCGTTTATGTATGTTGCGGTGCATTTGCTATTTATATATTCGTTTATAGCTTTCAGATTATCCGAATTAAGCATGTTAACGACCTCCGGAGAAATGTCCGGGGTGATTATCATGTCTTGCATGTACGCCACCACTTCCTCAGTAGTTTTCGCTTCATTACCAAGGAATGGTTTACAAAATCTGGACTCCCATTTTGACACTGAGACCAAAGAATGCTCGAGTTGTAGTCTAACGTCAACCGTCGAGAAAGTTTCAGTCTCTTCATCAAACAATTCTTGGGTCCTGACCGAAATCTCGAGCATTCTTTGGTCTCCTTTCGTTTTAGCTGTAGTCGAAGAACCAGTCGTCGTCCCCAATTGTCGGGAACTTGTACCCATTGTTCGGAGTCGCAACGACAACAGTGTCGGCGGTGATAACGTGATCGCCAGAAGTGATGGTGATTCCGTTAACGCTGTAGGTGACGCCAGTAACAGATGGAATAGTCAGCGTATGCGTGCCATTCACGTAAGTTGGCGCAGTCGGGGTAACCTCAGTGATGGTTCCCGCAAAGAGCGCAAGTACTGCGTCAGGAGACGGAAGCGAAGGATCGGTCCCACTAGTCCCGTAAAGGAACGACTCC